ATCACTTCCATTGCAAGTCTGACATTTTGGTCTTCTTATTATTCACGGTATTCCGGTAATCATCTAATTTCTCTGATGTTTTTTCAACTGAGCGGGTCAGATGGTTAATTCCGTTAATAATGTTGAAATACTGAGTTTCCAGAATAGCAACTCTTTCGGCTACCGCCTGCTGTTTGTTTTTTGTATCAGATTGCTCTGAGTGTAGAAAAGTAACTATTCCCATAAACAACACCACAAGGAAACTAAGGACAGCCCATAAGTGAAACTGTACCTTAGGCTCAGGAACTAAGTCAACACATCCAATTCTCCGTTCTTTTCTGTCCCATTGTTTTTCAGTTGTCATGAGTCAGCATCCTCTCATTTAGTTAAGGTTAATAAGTCCTGTTCCTCCAAGGGGTACGTTTGGAACGCCGCTTCCCATTTCCACGTTGCCAACACAGCTTACAGAAACGCTTTTGTCTGCGGTCATACTTAATGAGCAATCTCCGCCGGTGCAATCACCGGAATACACAAGATGAGATCCGGCAGAACAGGCAGTTGTCGATAAGACCACTGTTGAGCCTGAATAATAACTCGTAGAGCAGTCCAGATTGTAATCACCGCAGTTAATCCCGCCCACATCTGTCGTTACAATACCTGTCGTAGGATAAGCAACCGTCAGGGAATATCTCGTGTCGTCGGTAAAGGTTGCGATAGCCGTGCAGTCGTTTGCTGGCATATTAAAAACTGCGTTGCCGGTTCCTGTGGCTCCGCAAGTTCCAGACCATCCGGCAAAAGATGCGTTTGCTCCTTCCGTGGCTGTTATTGTTACTTCTGCTGCCACCGTATAAGCGTGTGAACCATAAGCAGGACTTGTCGTACCCACTCCGGTTCCGGCATAGCTGACAATCACAGCGTATTGGTCAGGAGTCGTTTGGCTGAAAGTCGCTGTAACATTTTTGGCCGCTGACATCGTAACCACACAAGTTCCAGTTCCAGAACACCCCTCGCCCGACCATCCATCGAAAGTGTTGTAATCACCGGCAGGAGTGGCAGTTAGTGTGACCTCAGTTCCAGAGGCAAAGAGATAAGACGCCGTTGCCCCGTAATCTATGCCGGTTGGAGAGCTTGTAACTGTGCCAGAGCCGTCCCCTGCTTTTGTTACTGTTAGCAGATATGTTCCAGATCTTAGTGGATGTGGATATTGATATGGGGTATAATATAATGACCACGTATTTGTGGAGGTACATTTATAAAGTCTGCCATCGTTCCCGGCATTCTCGGAGTTCCATTCCCCTTCATCCGTTACCCAATAGCCAACTCCAGTTGTGCATGTGGCCGGGCGATCCGCAAGAAGACCGGAACCCATGCCGACTGTTCCGTTAAAAGTCGCTGAATAATTATAGTAATCCCTGTTAGCTACTATCAAAGAAGGATTCGGAGCAGTTGAAACTACCGTTGCATTCGCCACACTGGCGCCGTCATCGTTTCCCCAAATATAAACCGGAACCTCCGTTTGGTCAGGAGCCGGAACTGTTGCCTGAACTTCCCACCAGGAGGCATCAATAGATCGGCCTATCTGGTCGCGGCAGGCATAACCATAGGCATCGTCATTCCCATCAATAGTGTTGTCTCCATCACACCTACCAGCCCATGAATCGTTTATCGCAACATCCTCTGATGTAGCCCTTTCTATGTCGAATAGAATATTGTTAGACCATGTACCGCCGGATTCGATATAGCTATTATTAAAGACCATGCCAGTTCCAGCCCTTAAATAATTAGCCGCCCATCTCGTTCCTGTGGTTGTAAAAACGTTGTTATATATTTCCCATTTGCGGGTCCCTCTATAATTTGCCGTGTCCTGCCTGACACCATGAGCCATAACATAAGTATTTGTGACTGTATTAAATCTGAAAACATACTTTCCGCTTCTGCCGGAATCCGTACAATTAGATTGATAGGTTGAGTCTTTCGAGAAAGTATTATCTTCAATGTAAACAGCTTCGTTTGTTCCAAGATTTAAATCGTTATACCATCCCGCCGACTGCGTTCCGTGATTGCTACCACCGAAAACAAGAATTTTACCACTTATGATTAGGTTGTTATCAATAAGCCCCGCAGGTTCCGACAGCGGGGAAATGTAATAACTTGAAGCATTTACAAACACACTGTTAAAGCTTGTTTCTGTTGTATATCTATACCTATTATTGTATATTCTCCATCCCTGCCCAGATACGTTTATTGCGGTCAAGCCCGAAGATGTTTCAAACGTGAATCCAGTTATCTTTGCCGCAACCTGATGGATATCGACTGCGTATCCGGTTGTCCATGTAATTGTGAGACTGTCCCTGCCCGGCCCCGCAATCGTAACGGCTGTTGATACATCCAAATCTCCTGTCCAGTCAGCCGTACCGTCTCCGGCGATAACATTTATGGTGTTCCCTGTAGCTGCGAGGGCAAGGCATTCTGTTACATCGGCAAGCTCATTACCGTCAGTCGTGAATGTGCCGTCCAGATTATCGGTACAGGCCGCGTATAAGCTAAGCGGTAGAAGAAAAATGATTAATAATGTTAAAAGGAGTTTTTTCATTGTAATCCTTAATAGGCAATCGTAGCTTTCAAAGACCTTAGTTTTGTCCCTCCAGAACCAGCCCCATACGGGTCAGGCCACGCATTCGTGTAAGTTTGAAGTAAGGCATAACCTGAATTAGCCCCGGATTCGTCATAATAATAATTTATCGCCGTGTCGTTAGTGTTATACCCTATCCAATACGAATGCCCTGCAACTGCCGACCACCCTTGACCCGATACATCCAAGTCGTGCCAGCCAGCAGCGACAACGCCCGGATTTGCATATTCAAGATAACCGACAAGTGCAGCCGTTGAAGCAGTCGCTCCGTCGTAAAGCCCAAGCTTAAGATCCTGCGAAGCGGATGAACACGCAAAATACATACTTATGGTTTGGAATGTTCCTGAATGAGCAGCCGTATCTAAAGCAGATAAAATCAGATAGCCTGCCGATGTTGCCAGGGCCGTTCCGCCCGGAGTTTCCACACCAATTGTTTCAGTACCCGAAGCTACCGCCCCACTCGCCCCCATCATCATCGCAGTAGCTCCCCCGCCAGCAAAGGCGAAGGCAGGGAATAAGAGAATCAATAATAATATGCTAAGCTTGTAAAGTTTCTTCATGGTGTAGCCTCCCATTAATCAGTCACCCATGTCCCCACGCTGCTATTACACATCCAGTTGTATGGTTTCGTGTAAGCCGTAGAGCTGGTATATGCAACCGTTGTGCTCGCAGCATCAAGGGCGGTGGTTCCAAAAGTGAAGGTTCCGTCCGACTTGGAGGCTGTCACATTACCCATCCTTGTATGAGCAGCGGCAACCGCAGGAAGCCCGGCCACGGCAAGAACCGCAGAGGCATATCCCGTTGCGTTATCCGTAGCCTCGACCGCATCTATTGTGCCGTCCGCCCCAATATCGAAAGCGACTGCCCCAAAAGTACCTTGTGGAATTACATCATTACCGGGCGCGGTTCCGGCTGCTGTTGCGGCCTTTGCGTATCCAGTACCGCCGATGTCAAAGGTGAAAGCTCCATTTGCAACTGCCGTATTTGTCGTTCCGATTGCCAGAGCAGCCCCTGTTTTAATACCAGTGGATGCAATTTGTTCGGTTCGACACATTACCTGTGCGCCCTGAGTCGGGGCGGCGATTGACACATAGGTCTTTCCGCATGTTCCATTGAGACACATAAAGTCATCAGGCGTGGGAGTCGTATTTGCTGTGAATCTGTAATAGCTGGCTCCTTGCGCTTCACCTACAGAACCTATAAAGACCAGCCCTGCTTCAGCGACCGGGAGAGTGTGGTTTCTATTATTCACGCCCTGCCCCGTATTGGATATGTTTGTTCCTGATACTTGGGCGACCGAAAGGCTTAAATCCGCTGCACCGCCAGCTACTGTTGGGAATTTGCTTCCTATCGTGCCAGAGGTAAGGAGATTGATTGCGCCAAGGTCAATGGTGTCAATGCCCGTATTCGACCCAACCGCAACGGTATTCGCAGCACTTCCAACCTCAAGATACAGGTCTTCAGAGTTAGCACCGAAGAACAGGAACTTGCCGGAAGCATACCCGAACTCGCCGACTGCATCAGGCGTTGTGTCGCCGAGAACTATTCCACCAAGGCTGATTGAGCCCACGCTTATTGAATCGGGCAAAGCACCGACTACCCCCCATTTGGATATTCCAGCATCATAATACAACATCACCCATTTAACAGTTCCCTCGGAATTGACAAGAGAAAGCTCCGTACCAAGCGGGATTATGATATTCCCAGTCTCTTTGAGTGTAGCGATTCTACCAACATTATTAGCCCGAAGGAATAGGACTTGACCGTCTGCCCCGCCGTTAATCGTTACCAGGTCGTCTGTGGCTGCGTCAGCCTGAGTGTCCACGCTATGCAAGGTCTGAGTGACCGTGATGATATCGGTTGCAATGGTTAACTCTGTGGGAGCCGCGAAGGTCATTTCACCGGTGAAGGCTGGAGAAGCTATTGGAGGATAAAGACCATCAAAGTAAGTCTTCAGGAAGGCTTTAATCGAAACCCAGGTAGTCCTTATCAGATTAAAGGAATCTGCTGAGTCCTGCCCGGTTATTTCGTCTGCGTTGACCAGGTTAGCTTTTTCGGTTGCGGCATGGTTTATGGTGGAGATGTCTGATTCAGAGACGGAGCCGGAACCACCGCCCCCAAAAAACCCAGCAAAAACTAAAGAAGGACTTATAAGTAAAAGTACTATAAGTAAGAATTTTTTCATTGTAATGCTCCTATTCAATGTACTCAATAATATAACTTGCCCCTGTTCCAGTAACATCAACGTATATTCCATTACGCATTACAATAGGATACAGCCAATCTCTACCCCCAAAGTGAGATGCTCCCACTATAGTTAGTTCTCCTACAACAGTTCCCGATGCTGCAGACGCATTGTCGTAAATTATAACTTTTGCGTTGTTAGTTCCATCAGTAATAGCCCAAATTGCTGATAAGTAACAACCAGACGCTACTATTGCTGCATCAGAAGTCTGTTCTCCAGAAGTTTGAGAACTATAATTACCGCTGTCAAAAGCTGCTGAAGTTGAAACAAGTGCTAATAGAATACTTACTATTACAAAAAATTTTTTCATATCTATCCTCCTAATTAGGTTCGGGCTCTGGAGGTAAGACAATACCAAAGATTCCAGAATTCCCTCTGTCAGTGTTTAAAAATTCTCTGTCATTACTAAACTTGTACACAACTTCAGCATCGTAGTGTTCAGGATCTGCTTTTAATACTTCAAATAAAAATTGTTTTTCAGACATTAGTCGTCTCCCGGTGACTCAGGATAAACATCACGTTCATCCATAATCATAGGTGGATTCATTTGTAAATCATAAAATCTCGACATAGAATCTAACCCGTCCATTTTTACTGTTGCAGGAAAGAACATCATTTCCTGATTTATTATGTAACTAACAACATCGTATACTCTTCCGTCTTGGTTCTTTCGTTTTATTGGTTGAGATATTAAATGACCTTTACCACAAATTTTAGCTGTCTTTTGTAGAGTAGTTTCAGGTCCATCATACGGATAGAAAAATTTCCAATTTTGGTGGTCAGGAAGTAGACGTCTAATTCTATCACGTTTGCTTCCTTCAGCGTTATCCTTTGGCCATGATACTGGGTCAATAATAAAACTAATCCCTTCTATCTTCATCATTTCAGTAAAATGCTCAATATCAGTTTGATGAGCGTATTTCTCGTAACCAATCTTAACTACTTGTATTCCCGGTCGATTCAACCACTTAGTTCGTAAATTTTTTAACAATGTCCATCTTTCAGATAACGACATCTTATGAATTGCGCCATCAAGAAAATATTTGTTATATTGAGCGTCAAGACCAATTACTGTGAATGCAGAATCTGACGAACCCTTTTTCATAGAACTCGCAGGGTCAACTAAAATTGCTACATTCATTACTTCTGGTCGTAATTCGTATCGACGAATATACTCAGGTTTAAACTCAAGTTCATTGCCAGCTAACGGGTTTTGAAGCATCTGGCATGCTATCATATAATTGCTAGAACGTTTCTTCTTTTCTGACCATTGGTCTTCAGTTAAGTACACGGGTTTTCCATCAGGAAGCCCCGAGTCTGTTGCAGCGTAGATACGAGGTATAGCGACATGTCTATCTAATATAGTTCTATACGTATCCGCATAGTTATATCTAGTGCCTATATACCAGACTCGAGGTTTTTTGCCATCATCAGATTCTTTTCCTAAAAACTGACTTAAATCCCACATTTCTGTGGTTTTTATAATCATATCAGGAGTACCTACTGACTTATCTGTTACAACATCATCGTATATTAACAAGCCAAAATGAGCACCAATTGGTTGTCCGTCTACAAGACCATGACCTGAGATTGTGGGTTCTGCTGGGTTTGACTTACGTTTACAAACAAGACCCTCGTTACGAGACCACACAGAAGATTCTCTTTTAGGGTCTGCAAAAAATGCGTCAGGATAATACGCAGGTAGCAGCGGATTTATTTCTAGTTCTGTTTTAATTCTAACTACAAAGTTTCCTCTAGAATGTTTTGCGTTGTGAGAAAAGATTCCAATTGTGAGTTCTGGGTCTTTTGCAACTTCTTGTAATGAGCCCGCGAATGTTATATATGTGCTCTTAAAGTGCTCTCGTGCCCACAGGTCAATGTAACCATCGGGATTCTTTTCAACTTCTCTACAACGTTCATACAACCAAGGATGCCAGGAACGTTTTAAAGTATCTCCCAGTTTTAATATCATTTGAGCAAAGAAGTATCTATCGTAAAGTCCCACATACGCAAGGACTTCTGTAGATACGTTTGGGTCACTTAACATCTCTGAATAAACAGACAGGGCTTGCGAATAGGAGGCAGTTTGAAGAAAACTAGCAGCTTGCTCTGCGTAATCTTGATTAGCTTTTAGCGCTATTGATAGCATCTTTTAATCCCTTTATGCTCATGGGCTGCACTTGAATAGCCCCCCCGTCATAGCCAGCATGACGAAGAGTATCTGAGAAGTCAGCTTCAGACCTGCCTAAAAGTTCAGATGCTTTTAATTTGTCCCCGTCTTTTTCAGCGAGCACCATCATATCAGACCAAAACTTTTTACGAGCATCGATATTTTTTGGTTTATCTGTCGCTGCAGCGGGAACGATACCTTTCCCTAAAATGGCTAGTTTTCGTTCAAGCTTATCCTTATTAATAGTTGCCATGATAGAGTCCTTTTTGCATAATTATAATTAATAATACTATACCATATTCTTGCTTATAAGTAAAGGCTTTTTATTTATAATAATATTAATAGCTTAGCAATTTTGCTTCAAACTTGTAAGTAATTTAGATTTTAACCAAGTTTTGCCTTCGAACTCTTCTAACTGCACAAAACCCTTCTCAAGACCTATCCAAGTTGCACTAATTAAAAACGCCCATTTTTGTTTATTTCTTCTGAATGCAACTACTCTTATTCTTTTTTCATGATAAGAAGTAGTCGCTAAAGAGACTTGAAGCCACCAATCTCGTAAAGACAGACCCTCGCATCTCTTTACTTCAAACATAAACGGAGGCATATCACAGATGTCTGCGCCCCCGTCTCGTGTCTGCTCTAAATTTCTAGTAGGTAAGAACGAAAGTTCAAGGTTCTCTTGTAGCCATTTACAAAACTCTCGTTCTCCTCCTCCGCCTTTAGCTCGACCGTTAATCTTCATCTTTGTTTTCCTCTGCATCAACTTCTTTAATAAGTTGCTTTTTGTATCTGAGAGCTAATTCGTCTTCTTCAACTTCAACCTTTGTCTTAATTACATTTAGCAACGAAATAGCCTCAGTTGCAGTAATCTTCCCAGCCCCCAGTAATCTGACTACAGCACCAGCAGAGTTGGCAGTAATTGCTTTTATCTCTTGGTAATTCTTTAACAAGGGTTCTACTGTGCTAAGAATCTTCTGCTGATAGTCTTTATTTCCCTTTTCAAACCCTTCTGGAGGGTCCTGACCGAATGCAATACTTATATGATATTTATGAATCCTTGCAGCTGCTCGTATAAGAGTCTCAGCTATATCGCCTATTGTCACTTTCTCTGTCAAATCAAATTCCTCATTAAACTTTTCCATGTCATTTTCTCCTTTTAATATGAGCTATTATCATTAAGAGTATTTGACACGAAGCATACGCATCGTGCCTATTAGGTCCATACAATAGTTCTGAAACTTCGTTTATATCTTCTTCTGTCAAACCTTGATTACGCACTTCATCAAACACTTTGTTAGCAGACGCTATTACTCTGTTTATTTTATCTAATACATTTTCTTCCACTATACCCTCCTTAGCACTGGACCATTATATTTATACTGTACCATTGCCTCTTCTTTACTTAATAAAATAAGTCCTCTACTCTTGACTGCCCCCAACAAAGAAGGTTCTATACTAGTCTTAACTTGCGACGCCGCTTTCTTATAAATAGACCGAGTCCTAACTACGTTAAAAATCTTACTAACCTCACATGCGCCATCTGCTAACATATGCATGTTTCTATCATGTCTCAATCCCTTCTGTTGAGTCATGTCACCTTTAAATAGTTCCAACACACACCTAACAGTCTGCTCAAAATCAGAATCAAGTTCCCCACTTTCTTGTTGCTTGTTAGCAGCGCAAATCTCAGCCAATAAGCTCGCTTCTGCGATATCAATATGTTGGTTAGTTATTACAGGCTCATCAGGGTTGTCTACTATAGCAAGTCTCGCTGCCCAAGCAGGAAGCCTCTCTCCCAGTCTACCAAAGAACGTCGCTTCAAAGTGCTTCATCTGTCTCGCTGCTGCGTTTTCCGCCGCTAACCACTCTTTTTGTCTCTTAGACAAGTACACAGAGTTTTTATAATTAACAGTTATCCACAAGTCTGCTGGCAGCGGCGACGTTACTTTCTTTCGTTGCTCATTCGCAGCTTTCTTGTACAACTCTAACATTAACTTCTTTATCTCTACAGGTAAGTCAGTTAATGCCTCTTCATTCCTTTCCCCTTTAATGCTGTTTATCAGAACATGACTACGCCTACCCGCGACGCCAGAAATAGTCGTTGCATTAAGCATGTCCGCCTCGTTCTGAATCTGAGCAACACTCTCTCTAATCGTCGTCACTGATGGACTGTACAATGGCGGTATTTTATCGTTCTGCCCGCCGCTACTCACGTACCCATTCCTCCCGCTCTCGGTTGCGAGTTCCAGTTCGTACATCAACACCCTAGTCATGTCTCCAGCAGAGCTCTTGTCAGCATGACCCGACTCTGTCCTCACGCTCAGCAAACTCCCCGACGCCGACAATTCATCAACCAAGTTCTTACTCGATGTGTAAAAGTGGGAACCAATAAAGTCTTGACTCACGTTAGCCAACTGGAAGCTGTTCAGTGCAAAAATGCAAAACTTTTTAATGAAGCTTTTTCCTATTGTGCTTCTGCCTGTCACCAATGCAGTCAACACTACACCACTTCCATTCTTTAAGGTATACACTCTTCCACCTAAAGTAGAGATTAAAGCATGCGCTGCGACCACTGCTATCTGTCTGTTAGGAAAAATCATCCACTTCATACACGCTTGCACAATCTGCTCCATCATCCCGCCCTGGCTTGGGTAGTCAGTAAATACATCATTCTTCTTATCCAGCGCATCAGCAACCCAGTCTATAGAAGGTGGCTGTTCTTCAATTAGTTTCTTGACTGCGCTGTCAACCAGTGCGTCTATCTTGCTTTTATTTTCAGATTGTCTTGGATTTTCTGGAGAGTAGTTACTACTAACGAAGTGAAGCAGTGCTTTAGCAGTGCCCGGAGCAACACCGTCTTTAACAAGCCCATACGCTAAGTCTCTAGTAGCTGCGTGTAGCCCAGTGTCAGCGCCACCTTTAGATATAATTTCTAACATGCTAGTAACAGTTCTTGATTCAGCAGTAGTTGAAACATCCCCTCCACCTTTTATGTTTACAGCTGGGTCTACTGCTATAAAGTCATGTCCCTGGAAATATTCGAAGTATTCGAAGTGACCGTCGTTAGGATTGTCTCTAGTCGGCAGGTACCAGGGAGTAGACCACGTCTTTGATTCTACACTCAGTGCAAGTTCTTTACAACCATTTGACTTTAACTGCTTGTACAAGAAATTTACTGATGCGACTAGTTGCTCGGGTCTGTTCATCTTACACGGTATGAAGAGCCTCCACCTGTTCTTGGTTGACATTTCGTGTGAGTGAGTTGTGTAGATAACATGGTTGTAGCCAAGAGTGATTAAAGAATCATGAACTATAGCGGGTTCAATGCAACAACCTTCTTTGTGGATAGAACTATCTCCGTCAAAAGGAAGTAGCCAAGATGATAGTTGTGACTTGTTGTTTCTGTGGTAGTGGTCGTGAGCTCGATAAGACATTGGTGGTGAAGAAGCGTCTGCTCTAGTTATTTCGTACTTATCACCGATTGTGATGTAGAAGTCATGTTTCTTTCCTTTTAAGCATGATCTTAAGTAACGTTCACAAAAGTCTTTGAATGAGCTTACTTGATGTTTCTTTAATTCTCCGGTTGGTACGTCATCATGAGATGTTCCTAAGAAAATATCTATCATTAGAGTCCCCAATCCCCGAGTCCCCGAGTTAGAAAAGCTAGACGGACTCTCTGTTCCGTACTTCCACCTAAGTGTAGATGGCGTTCTGTTTAAACTACTAGCTTAGTTGTGCTAAGAAAACTAAATCCTCGGGGGAAAATCTAGCAGACCTAGCACCGAATTCTAAAATACTATATCATAAGCTATTGCATTTGTAAACGTTTATTTTTGCATTGATTGGTGCAAACTCTGTCACGAGCACTCTGTGCAAACTTTTCTGGAGAGTAGAAAAATCCCGGAGTTCTGGGAAATCGTACAGGGGTATTATGACATTTCCGCACGTCAACTGAGTAAGTCGCACGCACGCAAGTCCTCAGAGTACTTACGGAAATTATTCAACTACTTGCATGCGCGCGGGTTCTCTGAGAACTTACGAGAGTACTCTAACTATTCGTATACTGCGTGTTACTACGTATACGAATAGTTAGAGTACTCATGTACGTTATATTGTGTAGAGTACTCTCATGTATACATTGCACAAATACTATGTGTTTAGTAGAATAATTATATTTAACAATAACAATAATTTACAGTATTTTTTAATGCAAAATAGGGTATTTTTAACTAAAAAATTTAGTTTTATAAATATATAATAATATCAACAGCTTACACTAGTTTGTTATATATATAACTAAAAAAAAAAAAAAATATTAAAGGCCTGGATACAAAGTATCCAGGGGGGTAAAAACGACCCCCCGGGCTGACTTTTTAGTAAATTTAGTTTTTTACTCTAAAACAGCTGTTAAGTGGTGGATATTATTACATATTTTTGATTTTTTTGACTTAGTAACTTCTTAGTATCTCATAGTATTTTCTTACTCTTTTTATTATAAATTATTGATATTATTACATATTTTTAATAAACAATTTAGTTGTAATTTGCATAAAATTCCTCCTCGTCCTTACTCTCCCATATAACACTCAAGTGTTGTTACTCTCTCTAGTCTTTGTGGGGTATAACTTTTGTTATAGTCCTCGCGGTTGTTAGAGAGAGTAACACTCACAGTTGGTGGTTAGAGAGAGTAACCTTCGAAAGGTATAATTTTTGTTATAAACTGTGCAGATGTACGTCCTGCAACAGTTTCCACTGATGTGTATTTTGTGTATTTGTGGTTAAACTGATGTGGATGATGATGAGAGTAAGAGTGAGAACAAATTATAACTTTTGTTATAGGCCTGTATATTAGAGTAATTACATCATTCTTTAGGAGAAAACGAGTTTTCGATTCTGGAGGTGTGAGTTTTAAGTGTTGTTGAGTATTTTTGAAGGTATACCTATTATACGCCCTGAGTTTCATTTTCAATGTGGTTAAAAAGTTTTTTAGTTAGAGACTGTAAGGGTCGCAACAACTTTGAAAAATAGTCCTTTACGTTTGTTTTTACCCACTGTATAATGCGAATCAACATCAACCACAAAAGGAGGACAAAACACAAACATAGGAGGTGACTTGGAATAAAATAACAAACCGACTAGAACTCGCTTATAAGTTAATAACTAATACTTTAAAAGGAGAAATGAACTATGAAGACTGAAAAAACTACAACAGACAAAGTGGAAAAACCCAAAACAGTTAGACTCCCAAAAGGAGAATATACGCTCCCGGGAATTAAGACTCGTGAGCAGGCAACGAAAGATGGGGACGTGTTGTACTGGAGTGGAACAGCTTGTGACAAGGGGCATAATGCTCCGAGATACGTACGGGATAACGTATGTAAAGAATGTTACCGACTTAAGAGGGAAGAGTTGAAAGAAAAACAACTGAAGATGATTGCGGAAAGAGACGCTAAACTGACTGCAAAGAAAGCAGCGTAATAAGAGGAGCAGACCTCGAGTTCAGGACTTGGGGTCTGCTTAAAAGAGGAGGACTTATGAAACCAGAGCTATTGCTCGCGTGTTTGGGGTCTACACTGGTAATTTTGTGGTTGCTATTGTGGGTACTAATACCCGGGATAAAACTTATGCTACAAGGAGGATGAGATGATGACAGACAGCACTTTAGAGAGGCTATATGCTAGACAAGATGCATTACGTTTAACTACTGGCGCTGATGACTTCTTACTAAAAGCAAATTACGAGGACAGGCTATTTGAATCTTTTGAAGAGGCTGAGAGTGAAGAGCAGCCTGAGGAGGACAATTATGAGTGGAACTGAGGATTACAAGAACGATGTTAGGTGGGGGATGGCTGAGCGTATGTGCAAAATGGGGCAATTTGCTAAAGCTAATGAGATAGTTATTAGAATACAGAAAGACCACAAAGTAGCTATCATAGAAGAGAAAAATAGAGACTTGGCTACTAGGTGGATGGAAGGTAAAACACTTCTCAGGTAACAGACAACAGGCGCACTTTAGACTCTTAGAGTGCGCCGTAAGTTTGAAAGGAGTGCTATGAGACAATACAAAGTTACTCTTAATTGGCAAGGGGAAGTGCATGTGTTTCGTGCTAATGCAAGCAATAAATTTGGCGCTGAGGCGTTTGCGATAGCGGGATTGGCGAAAAAGTTGCAACGATCAAGATGGAGTGTTAGGCAGTATTTTACTAAGGGCGACAAAGTTAAAGTGGAAGTAGAAGAGTAAGAATCTTGCTAAGGGTAGTTGCATTCGTAAAAATAGTCCTTTACATTTGTAATTACTTATGATATACTCTTCTCATAAGTTAAAAATACTTTAAAGGAGGAGAATATGGCTAAAAAATCCAAAGCTGACAAAGCGGCGGTAGAAGTAAAAAGACCCGAGCAGAAGCTATTAAGACCTATTAGAGGGGGTATTGAAGTCCAACTAAATACTGAAGTAATCAGTCGACATGAAGCTCTTAAGAGGGGGCTCGTGCTTTATTGGAACGGTATACCTTGCGATAAAGGTCATGTTAGCCCACGCTACGCTAAGTCAGGGCACTGTAAAAAGTGCTATCAGATGTTTAGAGGCGAAGAGATTGACCAGAAACAGATTAGCAAAGACAAACTACCGAAACATGAAAGGGAGGTAAAGAATGTCAAAACTACTACAGTGGAAGAAGACGAGCGAACAGCTATCCTCCCTAAAAGAGGAGGAGATGAAACTACGAAAGGAGATATGCGGAGAACTATTGGCGGGGTTAGCATTCCCAGCAAAAAGAGAAGTAGAAATGGAAGGGCTAACAGTAAAAGCTGAAAACGGCGTATCCTTTAATTTAGATGAACCATTGGTAAACCAGATGTTCAGTGAGCTTAGCGATGCAGAAAAATCTGCGTTAGTTTTTAAGCCATCGCTTATATTAAAGGTATACAAAAAACTACCTGAAAACAGTTTGCTACATTCTGCAGTTACTGTTAAACCGAGTGCGCCAACCTTAAAGATTCTATAAGGAGGCTCATGTACAAAATTAGAAGGTGTGAGTGTGGAAATTTGATGTATTCTTCTCTTAAAAAATGTATTGAATGCGAAGAAAAATCTTTCAACAGGTGGGAGAGATTTAAGATTTTTGTTAATCGATTTTTATATGTGCTCATGGGCGTAATGTTAGGTTACTTTTGGTGTTGGTCACAATTTAACTAAAGGAGGTGTTTAATGGCAGTAAAAATAACAAGTACCAAAGACTCTGGCACTACGGGAGTTAAAGTCTTAGTCCATAGTCCAGCAGGCATTGGAAAAACAGTCTTATGTGCGACTGCTCCAAAGCCTATTATTATTTCAGCTGAAGCGGGATTATTATCTCTTGCAGGAATAGACGTTCCTGTAATAGAAGTAACTTCAGCAAAAGATGTAGATGATGCGTATGATTTTCTTACAAGCTCTAAAGAAGCAGACAATTACGAAACAATTTGCTTAGACTCTATTTCTGAAATTGCTGAAGTTCTTTTAATAGAATATAAGAAACAAGAGAAAGACCCAAGAGCTGCGTATGGGCGTCTTAATGATGACATTGCAACAACAATCAGGTCATTCAGAGACATTAAAGGAAAGCATGTTTACTTTACAGCTAAACAACAAAGAGTGGTAGACGACGACATAAAAGTAACTCGTTATCTCCCGGGTATGCCAGGGAAAACCACTCTTAACGCTATGAGCTTTTTCTTTGATGAAGTATTTGCTTTACGCTTAGGAAAGCTAGAGGATGGTACAATCTACAGGTTTTTACAGACGTATCCAGATTTAAACTACGATTGTAAAGACAGAAGTGGAAAACTACCGCCCCAAACGAAAGCTGACTTAACAGATGTGTTTAACAGGATTTTAAACAAAAAAGAATAAAAATTCTAAAGGAGGATGTACATGGCAAGATTACCACTAACGGCTAACACGACAGAGAATAGCGCAGGACTAGACGATTACTCGCCTATTCCAGCAGGCACAGTTATTGCGTCAATTCAAAGTTCCGGCTATAAACCGACTAAAGCAAAAACAGGAAACTACTTACAACTTAAGTGGGTAGTACTTATGGGAAAGTATAAAGGTAGAAATCTGTTTGATAACTTAAATTTGGATAACCCAAACCCAATAGCAGTGGAGATTGCTAACAAGTCTCTTAATTCAATTTGTAAAGCATGTAATAAAGTCGGCGTCCAAGACAGCGAAGAACTTCACGGTATTCCTGTTAAACTGACTCTTTCAGTTCAACCCGCGTCTTCCACTCAACCAGCGTCAAATGATATTAAAGGTTATGCCCCTGTAACAGCTGAGGACGCAGTTCAAGACACAACTCCTGCAAGTGCACCAAATAAAGCAGTAAATGCTCCTGTGACTAAGAAACTTCCATGGGAATAAATATGAGCAATTAAGGGGTTGGTTGCTTAGAACAAAGTGCGGGAGTACTTTCCCGCACTTTAACTTATAAGTAGAGGAGGAGTATGAAATTTGAAATTAGCTCAAGATGGTACGGAAGCAGTTTGTTTTCACTTGAAACCGAAACATTAAAATTATGTGTAGAAGCAGCAGTAAAGCACAGAGTCAACCTGTACGGAGCCAACCTGTCCGGAGCCAACCTGTCCCGAGCCGACCTGTCCGGAGCCGACCTGTACAGAGCCGACCTGTACAGAGCCAACCTGTCCGGAGCCAACCTGTCCGGAGCCAACCTGTCCGGAGCCGACCTGTCCGGAGCCGACCTGTCCGGAGCCGACCTGTCCGGAGCCAACCTGTACAGAGCCGACCTGTACAGAGCCGACCTGTCCGGAGCCAACCTGTCCGGAGCCAACCTGTACAGAG